CACGGGCACTGCCTCCTATCGCTTGGTCGGCGAATCTTCGTTCCAACGATTGCTCCATTCTGTTTGCAGCTCTTCCTGCTCCGCCTTTTCGGAGTCTGTTAGCGCGCCTTTCTTTTGCAATTCCATGATTCGCTGCAATATGTTCTGTTACGGCCCCTTCGCGGCCTCTTCACGATGCGATGCCGCCGCCCAGCGATGTAGGTTGACGGCCGTTCCGTGTTCCATCGCGCCGGGACCGCGCATACCGCCGACACCGCTGTACTTCAGCGAATCCTGCGCCTTTTTATGCGTGCTGGCTGCATCATCGTGCGCGGACGCCGCCGCTTTGTGCGTGGCCGGTGATGCCGGGTTTGCGCGCGTCATCGACAGCGCATGTTTCGATGCCGCCAGCCCGGCGGGGCCGGTCGGACCTTCAACGCGACTTGCGGCCGACACCGCCGCCTCCGCATGGTTGTGACACGCCGGCCGTCGCTTGTCCTCATGCGCAATCACAGTGGCCCCGCTTTTTTTGCTGTAGCTTTTGATGTGAGCTTTATAGAACAGAGCGATTTTTTTAGGCACTTGATTCTCCGATCAACCTATCCACCCACAGACTAAAGTTCGGGTCCGCGGGTCCGCCGTCCGCCGTCGGTACCCATCGGCCGCGGCAGTTCGGGTGGGCAAGCCCGGCAGGAAGCCAGTAGAGTTCGTCGGGCTCGCGCTCGATCAGCTCCCCGCCGACGCGCTTGCGCCGGGCAGCGGACCTTCCAACGTTCGTTTTTCCGCTCCACACCATCGTATCCCCGTTCTTGTCCGGCGTCTTTGGGTCCACCACGGTCACGACCTTGCCGTCGATGCTTTTGCAGTAGGAGCAGGAACCCCGGTACTGCTCCACGCGCTTGAGCTTGCGTCCCGGCGCGAGGGTCGCGACGGTGCCTTCCAGCATGGCGTTGCCCGACTCGGTGATGGCAATCCGGCGCCAGTCCCTATTCAGGCTTGCGAACTGGTCGAAAAGGCGCGACTGCAGCCGGCCGGGGATCATCCCGGGCGTCGCCGCGTTTTCCTGATGCACGTCGAGGATGACCTTCTTGATGCTGTGCCGGGCGCCGTCCGAAAACGCCGTCGCGTACTCGATCGCGTGCGCGTCGGCGTACTCCATGACAGACGCCTGGACGGCCGTGAAGTCGAATAACTGCTTGGCCGCCGCCACGGTTATCGGCAGGGCGCCCAACAGCACGTCGGCTTGGGCCGCGGTGATGTTGAGCAGGTTTCCCTGGACGCGCCCCATGAGGCTCGCGCGCGTCGAGAGCCACTGCGCCTCGGTGGTCATGTCATCCGCCGGCAGATACCGCTGAAAGAGAAAATCCGTCAGCAGCATGTAGTCCTCAAGGGCGAAGGATGCCGGCGGCAGGGCCGTGAGGTAGATCCGGACGAGCTGCATTTCGGCCGGTGTCCAGCGCAGCATCGAGCCCGACGGCCTGGCCGGGATCAGGCCGGGATTGTGCAGCGCGCCTTGCATCCAGCGTTGCAGTTCTTCCCGGCAGTCGGTGAGCCGCAGTAACCCGCGCTCGGTGAATAGCTCCACCAGCCGGGCGATGAACGGACTCGGATGCGCGTCCCATATCGCGTCCGATAGGGGATCATCGCCGGCCGCCTTGCACATAAACTCGAACGCCGCATCGCTGGCGGCGTCCGAAAGGTCGGCAATGTCCAGCAGCAAGGTCATGGAAGCGGCGGTGGCGGACGCGTGCAGCGTTTGCACACGACGGCCTCGTCACTGACAAATCGGCGGCTTGTGCGCCACTTGCCGCAGCCGCCGCAGTAGCGGCCGCCCAGCTTGCCTTCCTTTTCGGCCTTGCGCGCGGCGCGTTGAGCCTGCCGTGTGCAATTATTGCACAGCAGGGCCGTTTTATCGGCGTATCGCCGCCCCGCCTCCAAGCAGACGGCACATATGCGCCGCACGGGTTTCGATCGCGCAAGCGACGGTCGATGACCCTTCACATAAAACTTGCCGCCAAACGTGCGCACGGCGCCCTTGAACGCCAACCCCTGCAGCACCGCATCCAACTCCAACGCAGTGACCGGGAGTGCCGCGCGCAGTTCCCGGTAGCTCGCCGCCCCGCCGTGTAAACGGACGAACGCGCAGACGGCCGCCGCCGTGCCGTGCATGGGTCAGTATTCCCGTGCGCTGAAATTCTGCCCGCTGGTTGCGCCGAAGATGCTGATTGCGCCTGCGGCACACGCCCCCGGGATGCTCGCATAGGTCGCGCCCGCGGGCACACGGAACGAATCATTGAGGGCGCCGGGGACGGGAATCTGCGCCAGGGCGCCGGTATCGTTCACCCACAGGTCGGTGGCGGACGTGTTTTGCAGCCACCAGCCCGCGCGGCCGACGTAAGGTGCCAGCAGCACTTGGGGCGTGCCGCCAACCAGTATGACGTTACTTGCCGATCGAGGTCTGAGTTGTGGCACGGGAACGCTCCGCGGCTTGTGACAGCCTAAGAGCGTAGCGTCACGACTTTGCGGGCGCTCCCTTGCTGGGTGTCGGCGCGGGACAAGGACTCTTCGGCCAGCCCTCGCCCTGGAACTTCTTCGCCTCTTCTTCGGTCATGGGGTTGCCCCACGAATACGCGTCTACGCGTTCTCTACCACTGCATTGCTGCCACTGCCCGTCGATGATCTTATAGTCCACGTAGGGCGACGCCATGCCAGGGAACCGGCGCGCGTGGTAAATCACGCCCTCATTTTCAAAATACTCTCCGCTCATCGCCGCATCCTTGGACAAAGTAGTATCAGCGATTTAACCATTTTTGATTCATCGCCGCCGTAGTATTTTTGGATATGGTCGGCATAGGCTTTGCCATAAATGCGAACCTGTTCCTTGTAGGCGGCCTGATGCTCATCATAGTCGCCAGGCTCCCAGTCGGGCGGCAGCACTTGTTCGCGATCCGGCCTTTTTTCGTACTTCTCGTCAATGACGCGGGTAATTTCGTAGAAGTGATGACCGTCGTTCTTCGCCTTCATCATGTCCTTGACGTTCAACTGCACTTCCGCCTGAGTGCCGTTATTCATCGTGACGACGAGGTTAATGTCCATGTAACCCTCGTCGGTCGGCTTCAAGAATCGGTTCTTCGGCTGTTGCGCGACCTTCATGCCCGACGCGTCAAGGGACTTCATCAACGCGTGCATGTCATCCAGGGAGTCGGTCGCGATCGTGCAGCGCACGATATCGGTCAGTGTGTTCCAGTTCCCGCCCTTGCCGTCCACCTTTTGCTGCGCGCGGATCATCCCCTTTGCGCTGGCGGTTTTCAATGTCGCGATAAAGAGCATTCCGCCGGGCTGCGCCCACTCTTCATCCGTCACGTCGTCCGGCCCTTTGGTCATGCTCCGGCAACCCGCCTTACTCGCGACGCCCTTGTTGCGGTTCAACCAGTCCTTCAGCTCTTCCAGTCCGGCGGCCGATAACTTGAGCAGTTCGTCCTTTTCGTTGCTCGGTTGTGTGGCCTTGACCGGCAACCCGGCGTACTTCGGGTCCGCCGGGTCGATGACCGCTTTTGCGAGTTCCTTCGCCCGCGCGTCCGCCTTTGCGGCTCCGGCGCCCATGATGTTGACCGGCATGTGTTTCCAGCCGGCCTTTTTCGCCGCCGTGAACGTGCCGTTGCCGTCCATCACGTTGTAGTGGCCCTTCTTCGTCGGGTGCGGTTCCACGCTGATCGGCGGGCGCTTCGCGAGCATCCCATGCGCCGCGGCCTGCATGCGCTTCGGCGCGTTATCGCCGCCCTCCTTGTTCTCTTCGTCCGTTTTCGTCGAGTGCAGGTTCTCCATCGGCACCGTGGCGGCCCCCTTTGTGTCGAAATACTTCTCGTGTTCCTCCGGCAACTTGCGCGGCGGCGGCATATGATCGACCACGCGCTTGGCATAGCCCTTGTCGTTCTCCCCCTCGTTACGCGGGGCGTAGTTCGGTTTCTCGTCAATCTCGCCCCAATGCACCTGATGATCGCGGCCCGTGCTATCGCGCACCGTGGCACCTTGCGGCCCCGATGACACGACCTTGCCCTTGCCGGCGAAATCCCCGGCCTTGAAACTCACGTCCGAGCCCACTTCGGGCGCATCTTTCGGCACGCCGCCGGCCTCATCGGGCGCCGCCTTTTTCCGGCCCTTCGGTTCATCCTTCGACGTTTTGACGTAGTGCGTGACCTGCCGGCCGGTCGTCTTTTCCGTGATGATTTTTTTCGATAATCCCGCGCGCCCCTGGTAGGGCGTGCCGACCGCCTTTGCCATCAGGGGATCCTCCGTTGCCTGGTTCGGGATCAGCAGGAAAATCCGTCGTCCGCGTTGGTCGGTCACGATATGTCCATCCTCGCCAGATTCGGCAATGGTGTAATGCTGCTCGGCGCGCTTCTTGTGCCCGACGATGTGCGGCCATTTGATTTTATGTGTCACGCCCGCAGCGTCGATCGTCGCGCCGTGCTCGCCGGCGGCCGTCACCCGGCCCGACATGGGACCGGCCGGATGATTGAAAAACACTTCATCGCCCACCTGTACGTCAGGTTTGCGGGCGGCGGCCTCTTCGTCCACTTCACCGGGTTTCGGCGCCGGCTTCGTGCTCGGCTGCTGCATTTCAGTAGCTCGTTACGGAGTAGACCGGCAATCCGTAGGCTTTCGCCATCGGCGGCGGCGGCGCCCCTGGCATCGGCGGATTGCCGGCCGCCGGCTTGCCGGCCTCACTGATCGGCTGCTTGCCCTCCGGCTGCGCGTCCGGGTCGACCGGCGGGCCGCCTTGATCGGGCGGCGGCTGGCCGAACCCGTTGTCGGGCTGCTCCCCGGGCGGCGCCTCCCCGGGCTGCCCGTAGTCCTGTTGCTGGCCCTGCTGCCAGACCGCGATCAACGACGGGTTCAAGGGCGCATCGCCCCACGACTCGGCGATTTTATCCTCGCCGCGCGCCGCGCGCAGCTCGTTCACGGTGTTGCACAGTTTGACTTCCTCGAACGACTGCTTCTCATCGGTCGCGTCGAGTCCGTTCCAACTGAACTGATACTTATCGCCGAAGTCGGCGACGATGTAGTCGCTGAAGAGGTCGCCGAAGTACGCCAGCAGCGGCGTTAACCCCTTGTCCTTGCTGTTGGCGAGCTTCTCGGCCGTGTCATCGCCCGACAAAGAGGACTTGCCGGACGTGAAACTCTCGAAATTGATTTCATCGGGCGCGATGCCGTAGATCGCGCAAATCAGGCTCGCAAGAAACGTCATCCACTTCGAGAACATCATTTCCTCAGAGTCCGCGCCGAACTTCTCGAACGCGGCTTTCGAGTCCTGATCCTTCGATATCATCACCGGCAGCGACCACGCGTTGCTGACGCCCTTGACCATCGCGTTCCAGTAACGCTTGAACGCCGATATGTCCTGCTCGGAGTAGTTTCCCGTCATGTGCAGCATCCCTTTCGGGATCGCGTTCGAGTCGAAATACTTCGTGTTGTAGGAGAACGCGTTCAGGAACCCCGTCACGACGCGTATCAGCAGCTCGGTCTCCGAGAGGCCATACCCGCCCACCAGCACATCGGTCCGGGGATTGCGCGGCACGTAGATCAGATCCTCATACGTGTACGCCGAACGGATACGGCCGTTGACCACCTGTAGCGCGAATATCTCATCGTCGCCCTGGTACCCTATCTCCGAACACAAGCGGATCGTCGCGCCATCGACCGCATAGAGGCCGTCGACGCCGAGTGACTTGTCCTTTTTGTATTCGGTTTCGATCGGGCAGGAGTCCATCGTGAGGCTGTCGCGCACGATCTTCGACATGAAATTCGGGAAATTATCGCGGTGCAGCCGTTGCCGGCGCCGCGGGTTCGTCTCCCAACCGCAGTTCAAAAAAAACTTCTCAAGCAGGTTGATAGACTGAAGTTCGTCCTTCTTCGCATGCTTGTCATCGTCCTTCATGCGGATCGCGAACCCCGGCTTGTCGTTCGCGGAGACGTGGCAGAACGCTTGCACCTGGCGGATGCGCGTCATGATGACCGCATTTAATATCGGGGTCTGTTCGACCATCTGCCTCATGCCGTCGAACGTGAACAGGCCCGGGCGCTCGTAGAAGTCGCCGTTGATGTGCACCTGCATGTCGTCAAGCCACACCGACTGCATGCCCGCCTTATGTTTTTGCGCGCGGTCGCTCGGAAACGGGATCACGTTATTTTTCGTCAGCGCCTTTTCAAGCGCCTCCGTTGCGAGCGCGTCCTGGATCGACTCAATCAACGGCGTCATTTCGGACGCCTTTATGAGCTCCGATATGACCGGCGTGTGCAGCCGTTGCAACCGGCCGAGCGCGTCCACGCGCTCATCCACGGGTGCCCGACCGCCCATTGCGGTCTGATACTCCGGCGCCTCACTCACACCTTGGCCTTGACGGAGGCCACATCGGCTTGCACCGTGCCGACGACAGTTGCGACCGCCGCGAGCGCTTTCGCTTGATGGCTATGCACATAAGCGATCGCCCCGCCGATGCCTAAAGCCACCCCGACCAAGAGCCACAAAATATCGAAGAGGGAGGGAAGCATGGGATAACTCCTAGATGACGCCGAACAACAGCAAAAGCAGTATCAGCAACAGCAGGCCGCCGCCGCCAAACCCCCAACTGCGGTAGACCCCGCCGCCGTAGTAGTTGCCGCCGCCGAAGCAGGCCAGCACCAAAATGATGAGCACGATCGTCCAGGGGGTGAATGTAAAGTTGCGCATGGATTAGGTACCTTTTAAAAATTCAGCGAAGTCGGGCAGTTCGCCGGGCTCGCGGTCCCGATCTTGCTTGTCCAATAAATCCTGCCACTCGCACAAGGCTTGCGCGTTGCCCCTCGGCATATCGAGAATCCGGCGAATCGCGGCCAATTTTGCCCGCAGCGCAATACACTCTTGGGTAAGTTGCGTGTTCTCGGCGCACAGCGCCTCGAAGCCATCGTGCTCAATGCTCACCGCTCCCCCACCCACCAGGCCAACAGCAGCACCACACAAACACCGAAGATAACGAGGACTATCATCCGCGCCGCCGTTCGATCGCCACACGGATCGCCTGCACTTCAACCTGTGTGAGCGGGTTCAAGTACGGGGGATAAAACCGGCCCAAGGCGAGCGGATGATCGCCCGTCTCGGTACGCTTGGCCGCTTGACGGCGAAGTACCTCAAGCAAATGCCCTTGGGCGAGCGCCTCCCGGCGTTTCGGGTACGTGGCGCCTTGATGGCTCATGTCGTCCTCAGTGCTCACTGATATCCCCGCCAACCCAAAACAATGCGGTGAGCACAATCAGCGTGAGGAAGAACGCGCTCAAGATGAAGGTCGCAAGGACTTCACTGATATGAAGCGCCTGCGGACTTTCCGTGCACGCATGGGCCAAGTACCCGATCGTATAAGTCATCCCAAGCGCGCTCACGCAGGCCGCCCATGCCGGCGCCCCGACGAAGAGTATGGCGGCGGCGGTGACGAGGCCGTACATCGCCGCGAACCCGCCGATCACGGTCGCGCGCCAGGCCGTCACAGCGGAACCTCGCGCAGCAGCGCGTCCGCGTCCGCCACCGACTCCTTGACGAGTTCATCGCGCTGCGGCTGCGACCCGCTGGTGATGCGCGCCGCCATAAAGAGCGCGGCGAGCAGCAGGCGTACCTTCACGATATCCTTCGCATCGGTGCTCATGCCAGGCTCTCGCCCTGCATCGCGATCGCGAACGCAGTCGTCTCGAACGCCGTTCCCTGGTCAATCTCCCACCCCGAATTGATCGCGGTCAGGTAGAGCGCGGTCGAAATCAGCGGCGATGTGACCGGGTTGCCGTTCGCGAACATCAATATCTTGCCCGCGTCGTTTTTGGGTGATGCTTGCAGAAAATACTTGACGATGGCGCACACATCGTTCACGCCATCGCGCGTTCCCCACTGCGTATTGCCGGACGGCGGGTTGAACGAGGTCGGCGCGTTGAACAGATGAATCGTGTGGCCGCCCGACTGGTGATACGCACTCTCGCCGTTATCGTCCAAATAGATCAGATACTTCACGCCGGCGATCGTGACTTCGGACGCGTGATCCATCGACGCAACCAGCGCGTAGTACGTCGTGGAGTTGACTTTCTGATCCCCGAGCGCCTGGTCGATCATCAAGTCCACGAACGGCGGAAATTCCGTGTAGGCCGGGGTCGCGGTCTTGTGAAAGTAAATATCCTGCAAGCCC